ACAAAAGTTATACTCTAGTAAAACAGTTTATAAGATAGTCGCTACTATTAACCATTATGATAGTCAATAGTCAGTAAATAGTCCTATATCAACCATTAGAATAGATCATATGCTACACAGTTTATTAAAGTTTCATGCACTTTTAGAAACTATCTATATGATTATCTTTAAGTAATCTCAAAAAAGTAGGAAAAATTTGTGTGGGATACCCCTCGGTATATGAGATGGTAGGGGGGGCAAGCATGTGCCTTTCGAATTGGCATAGGTAAGCGTTTCAGATTGCTTAATGCTTGCAATGCCTACAATATAAGGGATGTCAGCGAAGCCATATTGATTTCATAGGATGCTAAAGGAACCTTTAGCTCCCTTGCATGATGCTTCAAGTCGTTAGAGACAAGCGGATTCTAATCTCTCCAGGTGTTAATCCTTGTGCTAGTAGCTTCTCTACTAATATAAGATCTGATTCTCTTGTTATATATTCAAACAAGCTAGTTAGTTCATCATCTACATGATTGTCTGATTGAGAAACCTCTTGCACTTTCTTATCTTCTCCACTCACTTTGTTTTGTAACTTAGTGTTATTTAAAATCTCTGTGATCTCTGAGTTATGCAAATCATGTTCTTTTAAGTCATCTCGTTTGATATTTTCATCAAATATAATTCGCCTGGTATTACCTTTTAACATGGGAAAATAGTTTTTATAGCTCTCAACTATTCCAAAAGCTTCCAACTTTTTAAGGTGTTTACCTACATTTTGTGGAGTGCAACACAAATCTTTGCCAATGGTTTTTAAAGATACAAAAGAGAATCCTCCACGATTGCAATAACTTGCCAATACTCCAAGAACTCTTAATGCATAAGGTGAGATTTTAGGGTTTAAAAATGCCCTCAATGGCATAACGCAGAACTTTCTTAAATCCTCGTTTTTAGTCGTTTTGAGCTTTATTGCATTAGGCAAAATGTATTTAGATTCAAGCATTTATGCATTTTAACAAATTTATTTACATTTAGCTATTGACAACTCTTAAAGATATCTCCACAATCGCTCTTGTAGTACAATTTAAACAATCCAAAAAAGGAGATTTACCATGTATACAGAAACAATCTATAACACAGAAACAGAAGCACGCACTAAAGCTCTAGCTCAACATCTTGAAACAGATATAGAAGATGCAGAAAGAGTTATAAACGATTACCTGGTATTAACAGATGACGAAGCAGACGAAATGGTAAAGCAATATATTGAAGATTCTATTTGCTTCTTTAATGCTTCATTTGTTGCAAGGCATTGTGATGCAGACATTCCAACAGAAGCAATTGAAGCAATACAAGAAAAGTACGAAGCATCCAATCCCATTCTTTTAAAGCTCATTAAAGACATTGATGCTTTTGTTGAAGATGCTATTTCTCAAGATGGCAGAGGTCATTTTATAGGCTTTTATGATGGCGAGGAATGGGAACAAACAGTAAACGGAACAACTTATTTTATTTATAGAACTAATTAATCAATCCAATAAAGGAGAATTAACATGGCAACAACTCAACAAGTTTACTCATTAACAGATCTTTTTGAATCAATCAATGACATACATCACCAACATGACGAGGGCAAAATGAACGCTTACCAAGCTAACACTCTTGCTCGTATGTGTTGCAATGAATTTATGACCAATAGTTTTGATTTTAATGCACCGCTTTTTCTTTGCAAATGGAATGATGGCGAAATAATACAACTCCACACCAAAGAGAGTCTTTATGAACAATACAAAGACACCAATCTTTTTGATGAGGAAGAAGAAAAGCAAGACCTTGAGGGTAATACTCTTGCGGTCGGTGTTCTTGAATGGATGGAAGCTTTATCTTATGTCAATTTCACATGGCAAACACACGAAGCATTTACTTTTGATAATTTCACCATGACAAGGATTAGATAGTGTCAATTCTAAGCACCTTTATGGGGTGCTTAGGGATTGCCATTGGTAATCATTTTTAAATCATTTAAGGAGCATTAAAATGCGAAATGAACCTAGTTTTTTTCAGTTAGTCGTCTATGCATTTCTTGGATTGTTTTCTATGTATGCATGGATTCTATTTTTATTTTTACTCTAAGCTATGAAAGGCAAACAAAATGGACTTCAAACTCTATTATGCTTTAACCAAGGATGCATGCATTTTCCTTGGCGAACATCAAAACAAAACAGACGCAGAACTACGAGGCATTGATCGTTATAACATCCACCAAGCACAGATTTATTTTATCTTAACGGAGAAAGAGCTTTTGTCCCTTTCCATGGATATTGCAGAAGCTATCCATGAAGCGGAGGTCTTTTGATGCTCAAATTTATTTGTTACTACAGAGTATCCACAGACAAGCAAGGGCAGAGCGGACTCGGATTAGAAGCACAAAAAACAATCTGTTACGCTTATGCTCGTAGCATCAATGCAGAAATTATTTCAGAATTTACGGACATTGAAAGCGGTTCTCACAATGACAGAGCAGAGTTGCTCAAGGCGTTGGCATTGTTAGAAATAGAGGGCGAAGCTCGTCTGCTTGTTGCAAAGCAGTGCAGATTAACTCGTTCTGTAGCCTTGATGAGTGCGCTCCTGGAAAAGAAGGTGCGACTCACCATAGCGGAAACACCCAATGCTAGTATTTTTGAGTTACATATCAGAGCTGTATTAAATGAAGAAACAAGGCGACAAATTTCAATTAATACCCGTAATGCGTTAATGGCTGCGAAAGCAAGAGGTATTAAACTTGGTGCGCCAAGGCACATGATGAAAGAAATAGCTGTCAAAGGCGGTCAGGCACAAGCGAAAGTCAAAATAGCCTACGCTTTACAGATCAAACCGCTATTTGATTTGGCTATGGAAAATTGTGGCAGAGCAACATGTCGCAACATCGCAATAAAACTCAACGAATTGGGCGTTAAAACATATTCAGGAAGCACCTGGACAGCGCCTAATGTATCTTATTACTTAAACAATATCAAAGACAAGGAGAACATAAGATGGTAGGAAAAGTCACGCCAGATGACATGATGTCATGCTCAAGGCTTCCAGCATTATTAGGTTTCAGTAAGTTTCGAACGCCTAATGATGAATTGAAGTATTCAATGAATGCACTCAATGGGGAAGCCAATGAGTTTACAGAGCAAGAGCCTATGTTATGGGGCAATCTCACAGAGAAGTTAATATTATCCGAGAGCTGTAAAAGGCTTGGCGTTGATATTGATGACCTAGCCCATGATAAACCCTACTTTCATCCTGATATACCATTGGCTACAAGCCTTGATGGCACTGCGACTGGCAATGGCACAACAATCTATACTGACATTGACAAAGGTATTTATGTCATGGGGCATGATTCAATCAAGCTCGATGGTTATGGTATCTTAGAAGCTAAGCTTACTGCTCAAGAAGTCGAGAGTGAGCCAGCCCCATATCGTGGTGTCATACAATTACAAGGTCAAATGGATATTATGAAAGCCTCATGGGGTGCGCTTTGTGTGTTATACAAAGGTACAACATTGCGTATCTTTTTATACCCCGTCAATAAAGATCACGTCAATATGATTCACAATGCGGTAGAGGATTTTCAAAAGCGTTTGGATAAGTATAAAACGAATCAGGAAATAGATTGGTATCCACTTACAAACTCTTTTGAAGCAAGTCGTATGTTTGATCGTGCGGAAAAGAATACGATTGAGTTACCCGAAGTTGAGATTCAAGCCGAGAAGATCATCACAATTCGCGACCAAATCGCGGAGTTAGAAGCACAGATTGATCGCTTGCAGATCAACATCATGGAGCATATGCGTGATGCAGAAGTATGTAATGCGGGTCGTTACAAAATCTCATGGCCTATGCGTCAATACAAAGCACAGCCAGCAAAGACTGTGCCAGCTAAAGAAGCGTACGTCATTCGTCAATCTAAATTATCAATAAAGGATCGTATATGATAGACAGTAAAAAAGAAAATTACTTGCATTTTTTTGAAGGTAAAAATGGTGAGTTAGATATAAGAACTCGATTAACAATACATGTTTTTCAAGAAAAGTATCTTGGTAGTATTAAATTGGAGGTGTTAGATGAAGAAATTAACTTGCTTTCAAGTACGCAAGAAATGGCGACTCAAGTTACATCTAAAGAGATGCAATGATAAGGATCAATCAGGCGCTAGGTATGCTCGCGATGCAGCTTTGCTTAACCGAGCCATGGATATTTATAAGATCGATGGTAGGAGAGCAGCATGGTAGATAATGACCAAGATCGTTTTGAAGCAGAAGTTATGAATGAATTACAACAACAGGAGAAAAGTATGAAAACTATCGCAACAGCCTTTGTCAAGGCACAGAAAGAATTTGCACCAGCACTCAAGACATCAACGAATCCACACTTTAGATCTAAATATGTGTCTTTAGATGGATGTATCGAAGCTGTATTGGATGCGTTAAACAACAATGGTATTGCATTAATCCAAAGCACTCACGATTGTGAGAATGGTGTCAAGATTGAAACAATACTAGTACACGAAAGTGGTGAGACTTTAACGGGTGGTATCTTACATGTGCCAGCACCTAAGCAAGACCCTCAAGGATATGGATCAGCTCTGACTTATGCCCGTAGATATAGTCTTATGGCTACTTGTGGCATAGCGCCTGAGGATGATGATGGTAATTTAGCGACAGAAAGAGCTGGCAGTGTTGTAAAAAAGCCACAATCTAGTGCATTTATGTTCTATATGCCTAATAAAGAACCACAAGAGCTATCGGATGTATTGACATGGCAGTCAAAGTTTGATGAAATTTCAGAACAGCTAGTTAATTCTAGCCTTAGTCCAGAGGATAAGATATCGAAACTTAAAGCATTAGTAGACGCTAATCAGCCAACACTAAACCGCTTACCCATAACAGTTAAGATGCAATACATAGGCAAGCAAGCCACACGCATCAACACAGTGAAAGGAAAATCAAATGAAACAAGTAAAAACTAACTTCAATGCTTTTGAATGGCGTTATCCACGCTCATTTAAAGAGATCAATGGCTATGAATACGAGGTGACATTACTGTCGCCCAAAGAGAAAAGGCAACGCGCATGGAGAGCAACAAAGATCTCCGTAGGCATTGCCTTGTCTATGTATGCTTGGCTTATTTATTCATTACGTACATTGTAATCTCAAAGCCAAAGCGCATTTCAGTAGCTGCTGGAGTTGTCCACATGGTATTAGTCCTTAATAAAATACAAGCAACATAGCTTGTGTATATTATTATCGGTAATTGTATATACAAAGTATATACGGATAACCATGAAAGCTACCTAATGAAGGAGACTTTATGTTAGATATTGCAGCAGTCATGTGTATGAGTTTGACTATGTTCCATGAGGCTAGGGGCGAACCAGTCCCTGGCCAAGTGGCAGTGGGGTATGTGCTTTATCGGAGAGCTGACTTCGACCAGAATAATATATGCTCGGAGACCTTCAAGCCACACCAGTTTGAATGGACTAAAAAGACAAAGCATGTCCCGCCTTACGAAACACTCAAACCTTTCATAGAATTATCCCAAAAAATTATCAAGCAAGAAATCAAAGACAGTAGCAAGGGAGCTAGTTACTTTCATCATATTAAATTAGATAATCAATGGGGCATGAAACCAAGAATTATTATTAACAATCATATATTTTATTAGGAGGATATTATGGATGATGATTTAGAACCCAAGAAAGTTAAGAAGCCACTCAAAGGATTGCAAAAGTTATACGAAGATCCGACAGAGGATGATGATGACATCAAAGATTTTAAGTATGACCATGGATTAGGAGATCGATATGACGAATAAAGAAATGTGGTTTACATTGGTGTGTATCATGTGTATATTTATCATGCTTTTTATTTCAATTGAAATTCATTTTTAACAAAGGAAATGTGAATGAACTATCTGTCAGTATGTTCAGGCATTGAAGCCGCAACAGTAGCATGGCATGAACTAGGTTGGAAGCCAGTTGGATTCTCAGAGATTGAGAAATTTCCAAGTCAATTATTAAATCATCATTACCCACATGTCACTAATTACGGAGACATGACTAACTATAAAGAATGGAATCTAAATGAATCAATCGGACTTTTGGTCGGAGGAACGCCTTGTCAATCCTTCTCAGTTGCTGGACTTAGAAAAGGTCTTGAAGATCCCAGGGGAAACCTCATGCTCACCTATCTTGGAATTGCAGAAAAGTTTAAGCCAAAATGGTTACTATGGGAAAATGTCCCAGGTGTTCTCTCTAGTAACGGAGGAGAGGACTTTGCCTGTCTCCTTAAAGGGATGGCTGAACTCGGGTATGGGTTCGCCTACAGAGTTCTTGACGCTCAACACTTCGGAGTGCCACAAAGACGCAAGCGTGTGTTCGTTATCGGATGTCTTGGAGATTGGAGAAGTGCTGCCAAAGTATTATTTGAGTCCGAAAGCCTGTCTAGGGATATTACACCGAGCAGACAAGAGGGAAAAGAAATTGCCAACTGCATTAAGGCAAGCCCTTCAAGCTACGGCAGTTACAATCCAGCAAGATCAGAAGGTAACGCAGTTCTAGTATCTAATGGAGTCAATGCTATTGATTTAAAGGATGTATCTAAAACATTAACTGCTTCTTACGGAACTGGTGGTGCTGATTTAGATATTAAACCTTTAGTATTAGAACCTAAATCATATGCTATTGCAGAAAATATTATTGGTAGACAATCTCATAATGGTGGCAATGGAAATGGATACTCAGAAGAAGTTATGTATACATTAAATGCAACAGGCGTGCATGGAGTTGCTCATGGATTTAATACCAATGCTAGACCAGATGAAATGAAATTTGAAAGAGAGTTATCTGGAACTTTAACTACATGCCAAACACCTGGTGTTGCTATTGATGTATATAATCAATCAATAGATGGAGATGTCACTGCAACATTAACCCAGGCTTGCGGTGGTTCAAATACAAGTGGTCCTAAATTAATGAATGGTATGCGTGTACGTAGATTGACTCCAATGGAATGTGAAAGATTACAAGGGTTTCCAGATGGCTATACCCATACTCCAACATCAAGTGACACCACTCGATATAAAGCATTAGGTAATTCTATGGCAGTTCCTGTGATGAAATGGATAGGTCAAAGAATAAATGCTTTGTAAGTCATTGATTGCTATACAGAACCCACACAATCGCTCTATGACGCACGATCTTAACCAAGGGTAGGCTAGGGTATTAAGTTTTTAGTGTAGTTTGTGAGGCTTAGGGGAAATGTAGAGCATTTGCATGTATTCTGCATTAATCTCTATGTAATCGTCTTGATTTTCTGTCAAAAAAATTCTAAGGATTGCTAGAGGTTCTTCTTCAATGATCTCGATATCCCAAATCTTACGACCAATAAGCTTGTCTAAGATATCTACTTGTTCTGATGTTGGATTTTCCACTACACCAGTTTACCATGCCACTTCCCGTTTGTGTTAAGCATCATTGGCATTAATTTAGGCTGGCCATCTATAATCATGCCACATCCTACAATGAATCGAGTCTTGAAGTTCTTAGCATAGTTAAATGCCATAGATTTCTGATTGATAAGTGAGCCTACTTGCATGCCCCATACTAATGCATCTGGGTTAGAGTAATATCCAATACTAAACTTAGTATGATAGTGACCTTGCACTGTATTCATTCCGTATTGCATGGCTACCTTCAATACGTCAGCAGATAATCCATGTGTAAAAAAACAACGAGCGCCATCAGAGAGTGTGATCGTATGATCCTCTACCCATTGCCAGCCTTTGCCTATGCCTAGGAAGTCATTGTAGTCTTTGAGATAACCCTTAGGCACACCATGTTTTAACGCTCTACGATAAAGCATAGATGAATGGTTACTATGCACTAGCACCATCTTAGGAAAAATTTTTTCTAGTGTTTGAACATATGCAATAGACGCTGCCAACTCATGTCCAGCGCTAAATAAATCAGGATCGGAATCATGCATAGACATAGCATGCATATCAAGCTCATCACCAATATTGATAACAAGATCGGGTTTGTATTTTGTCTTGAGCGCTTTAAGAAAGTTGAATGCATCGGGATGGTGATATGGTATATGGAGGTCGCTGATTACTAATACAGATTTGTATTTCATTTCGTATCCTCATAGTGGAGTTACGAAACGATATCACATGTTATCTGTATTGTCTAGTGCCTTTGCTGTTGATAATCAAAGCTTGCTTACGAGGCTTCTTACCTTCTTCAGCAAAGCTAATGTGTATCCAGCGATCAAACTCCAAGATGACTTGATCGTATTCAATGATGCTCGATACAATCTTGTTAATGATTTCAGAAGGTGATCCAAAAGAGGGAGAGATAATATCAGCCGCCAATCCTTTTGTATGTTGGCTTGTCGGTTTGCTCCCAAGTAACTGATTAACATGAAGGCAACGATAAGCACTATTAACAAGAATAGGTTTGTTAAGTAAAGTTCTAACATGTTCTAATCCTTTCGCTAAGATTTTTAAGTTAGCTATGATAGAAGGATCGGATGGTATATTATCTATGCCATGCCTATCTGCAATCTCTGATGCTGTCAGTTCCTTAAGTGTAAAGTGTGGGGATAGATTCATTTCTTCTTAGCATAGAATAGACTGCGTTCAGCAAAGAGATAGAAGCCTACTGCACTTGCAAAGTTATTGACTTCATCTGTAGCTGTGCCATTGAGATGCATGATCACCCATGTGCCTAATACTAAGAGTCCAATGACAGGGCGCATAAGTCTTACAATAGCTTCTACCCATGGGTATGATTGGTTACCACCACCCGCTTCATTCATGACTTTAAATAGATCAACATCAATCTGTTTCATTTGAGCATATTGTTCTATGGTAGCTGGCTTAAATTGATCTGGTGCTACAAACCTATTGATGAGTGACTTGCCTAGATCAACAGCAAGTGGGCCTAGGGCTGCGAGTATTGTTACTGGGTCCATTAAAATTCCTCCTTATTATATCCGTAAAGATTGCAAATAATTTTTGCGTATTTGTTAAACTTAACTTCGTGTGCATCAAAGTCTTTATGCTTATTATACCAAAGCATACAATGAATCATCTCATGTAATAATGTTTCATTGATCTTGTTGAAGTCCTCACATAGCCTAGATATTTCTATCCTTGGTGGGTCATTGACAAACCACCCGTATGTATCTGGATCATTGACCACCTTAAAGGTTACCTTGTGTGGTGCTGGCATACGATAGCTTGAAAATGGGGGTAGCTTAACAAAACAAGCATAGAGTTTACGCAAGTTTTGTTTGGTAAGTAACATGCTTACTTGTTGAATATCTGTGTCAATAAAAATACAATGACGAAGCCAGCAGTGCCTAGTAAGATCTGTTCTAATCTTTTAAGACGCGCATTAATCTGTTCATAGCGTAATGCACAGATTTCCTCATGTGTGCTTAATCTTGATTCTAATTCAACTTGTGTAGGTTTAGCCATACTGTTCTTTCTTTATTAAATAAACTATGTAACTATTAAATATCTGTATTTATAATATTAACATTATTATACAC